AGTTTGAATACGAGCGAAAGCCAAAGCCTCCAGGGGAAGTCGTAAGTTTGCAGATGCTGACCAAGGCCCAAGGCATGGAAATGGCAAAGCAAAGCACGATGTACCAAAAGGCTCAACTGGCAAAGGCAAAGGTCATCAGCCCGTTTTGGGTGCTGCACAATCAATGCAAGAGCAAAGCCGAAGCCTTGGAGTTCATCCGCTACATGGGATGGAGGCCAGGCTGGGCCTTCCACAATAAAGACCGTTTTCCAATCCTAAAGTAAGTTCATGCAAGAATTTAAACTCCAAGCCGAATGCTTCCAGTGGCACTGGAACAACTTTCCCAACGACCGGGGCCGATTGTTCACGGTCAACAACAACGCACCGAATGCCTATGCCGGCAGCGTGATGAAGGCCATGGGTGTGGTCGCAGGTGTCAGCGACATGATATGGCTCTCGCCAACCGGTGCGGTGATGTTGGAGTTCAAAGCAGAGAAAGGCAAGCAGTCCCTCTCGCAGAAGTGGTGGCAGGGAGTGGTCCAAGAGGCAGGCTACCGATACGAGGTTATTAGGAGCGTTGAGGATTTTCAGCGAGTGGTTGCAAGTGTGGAATAGTTGTGTAGATTTGTTCCATGGCCCGACTGCTACTGCTGCTCCTGCTGACCGCTTGCACCAACGACCGCCCTTGGAAGGTGATTGAGGTGCGGGCTAAGGGGGATGCCTGCGAGTATGTGCTATCCCGCTCCAACGGATTCGGGCCTCAAGTCAAGACCCTGACCGATACCTGTGGGAGGTATCGGTTGTTTGAAACTATACCCAATCGGATATAATTTATAGAAAAACCCAAAATTTATACGCATTCGGGTATAATGAATGAGAAATCGGTCAATAAGCACCCTTATCGAATATAATGAATGATTAATCCGTCAGCCTACACGCTGACCAAACCTCCCCCAGCGTCAGCCTATAACCTGACCAACCAAACCCCAACCCCATGAAAACCACACCAACCGATTTCCGACGCTGGCAACTGCACATCCGCAAGGAATGCGTCAACTGCAACCGCCCCGACAAAAGCGAAACCATCAAGGCTTGGTCCGTCAACTGGACCCTGCTCGGTCGTATCCTCCAAGCCAAAAACGCCTGACGATGGAATGGGTAAAATGCTTGGACCGGATGCCGGAACCTTACGAGCCTGTCCTGATTTTTACGACCGACATGAATCAAGCCTACGCATGGCTGGGCGATGGCCGTTGGTACTACGAGCATCAAACTTGGTTCCTAACCGAAGTGAGCCATTGGATGCCTCTACCCCCAAACCCGTTTTAACATGGACCTAATATCACGCACAATCCTCGGCTATACGGCAGAGGTCGTTGGGGTCAGCCCCGATGACATCTTGAGCGAAGTCAAGACCCAAGAACTGGTCCTTGCTCGAAGCATCTTCGCAGACATCGCTTACTCGGAGTACCTGTACACCTACTGCCAAATCGGGCGAATCATTAAAAGGAACCACGCCACGGTGATGCACAACCTCGAAATCCTTGCCAAAAACATGAGGGCAAGACCCGACATTAAGTTTCTGCGTACACAGGTTTTAAACAGGACACGGGATTTTTTGCAACATTAGGAAGAACCCCCTCCATCTTTGCGTGAGTGAACGCAGAGAGCATCATCCTTGACCTTTATCGAAGCGGAGAAATCCGCAAGGCTTGCCTCACCATTACGGGGGGCAATCCGCTTTGGAAGGACCTCGAACAAGAGGTCGTCCTGATTCTGCTCGAAAAGGACCCCGACAAAATCACCAAGATGCAGGTACAGGGATACCTGCGCTTCTACATCGTTCGTTTGATTATGAACCTGTACCGGGGCAACAACAACCAGTTCGCCAAGAAGTACCGCCACCATGACGAGCGAGTAGAGGTAGACCCCGAAACCCAAGAACTTGGCAAGGACTACGACTCCCTGCTTGACGACCTTTGGGCTATTGCCCAGCAAGAGATGGACTCTTGGGCCAAGGACGGGGCCTTCCCGTACGACAAGGAACTGCTGAACCTGCTCATGCAGACAGGCAACATGAAGGCCATGTCCCGTGAAACGGGCATTCCGTACAGGTCCATTATTTACTCCATCGAGCAGGCCAAGGCCAAAATCAAAACCGCAATTGAAGCAAATGGATACACTGGTATATCCCATCCTGATTAGTGCTTTAGCGACCCTTGCGGTCGTGGAGTTCCGGGTCCTGCCGGGATGGTTCTACGCTCTGCCCTTCGCCAAGCGGAAGCCGTTTTCGTGCATGACCTGCTTTGGGTTTTGGCTTGGGGTGTTGCTGACCCTGCCGACCTGCCAATGGTACTTGGCCCCTATCCTCGGCCTTGCCTCATCTGCCACCGCAATCCTACTCCGAGAATGGACCTTCAAATGACAACCGATCAATTCATAGTGGCCCAAAAGCATCGCAAGTACTGGGACCAATATGTGGCATCGCTAACCATGCGCTTACCACCCGATGCCGTTGGGGAACTGCAAGCCATCTTGACCGCTCACGGACGACCGCCCACAAACTGGTGGTGTGCTGACTGCGTAAAATCGGCCCTCCAATACATTTACCTACAAGCGGACTTGTTCCTCGAAGTCAACCAAAACACCATAACCCACTCCCTGAATGCCCCTGCCAATCCCGAACAATAACGAAAGCAAAGAAGGCTTCATCGGTCGCTGCATGAGCAATAACCAAACCAATGCAGAGTTCCCTGATACGGCTCAACGACTTGCCGTTTGCGGCTCAACGTGGGAGAATCACAAAAGGCAGCAGTTCGAGTCGTACTCCGATTACGGCCAAGAGATTCGCTCCAATGCCAAGCGAGGGATAGAACTTAACGAGCGGAACGGCAACAAGTGTGCCACCCAGACGGGTAAGGTCCGGGCGCAGCAGTTAGCCAACGGGGAAGCAATTTCCCTTGAAACCATCAAGCGGATGCACTCCTACCTGTCCCGTGCTGAAACCTACTACGACAACGCAGACGACACCTCGGACTGCGGTTACATCTCTTATCTCCTTTGGGGTGGCAAGTCGGCTCTCTCATGGTCAAGAAATAAACTCCGGGAACTTGGCGAACTCGAAGGCGAAGGATGACGAAGCCCAAGTGCAGGCTCGGATGGACTCGCTTATGATGGTCATTACAACTCTCTGCGACTGCATCGGAGCGGTGGACGATTCCAATGCCCCGAACCAGTACGAAGTGAAAATGAAAATCGTAAACAAGATTAGCGACCTAATCGACAAAATTGAATACTAATGGGAACCAGCAAGGGCAACGGCAAGTACATCGAAACCCCCGAAAAGATGTGGGAGTACTTTGAGGCATACCGCTCGCAGGTCAAGGCAAACCCAAGGACCAAGACGGTATTCCCCGGCAAGGATGCTATCCCCCAGCATGAGCCTTTGGAGCGACCCTTGACCTTGGAAGGCTTTGAGAACTGGTGTGCGGATGCAGATATAATTGAGGACCTTGGGGCCTATTTTACAAACAGGGACAAGCGATATGACGACTATGTAGCCATCTGCTCACGTATAAGGCGAACCATCCGTCAAGACCAAATCGAAGGGGGCATGGTCGGTCAGTACAACCCGTCCATCACTCAACGCCTCAACAACCTTGTGGAACGTCAAGAGAACACGGTCCACATCGAGCAGCCCCTATTCCCCGACAATGACTGACAAACTAACCCTGCATCATGGCGACTGCTTGGAGGTGCTTCGTTCACTACCCGACTGCTCCGTTGATTCGATAGTAACCGACCCGCCTTACGGGTTGTCCTTCATGGGCAAGCGGTGGGATTACGATGTGCCAAGCGTTGACGTTTGGACCGAGTGCCTTCGGGTCTTGAAGCCGGGCGGTCATCTTCTTGCATTTGCAGGGACGAGGACGCAGCACCGAATGGCGGTAAGGATTGAGGACGCAGGCTTTGAGATTCGGGACATGATTGCTTGGGTGTACGGGTCTGGGTTTCCGAAGTCGTTGGACGTAAGCAAGGCGATTGATAAGATGGATGCAGCGCAAGAGCAGCAGGCGAGGCGATACCGATTCACGGAGTGGGTTAGGTCAACGGGTATCACATCAAAGCAGATTGACGAGGCAACCCAAACAAATATGGGCGGGCATTACACTACGGCAGCAAGTCAACCAGCAATAATGACCCGTGAGCATTTGGAGGCTTGCCGTGATTTGCTTGGCAAGATTCCTGAATGGGTAGAACGTGAAGCAGACATTCGCAGCGTTGAGAGCAAGAACTTTGCCGAGCGTGAGGTATTGGCCGAGCGGGTCACTGAGGTCAAGGGCGGGACGTGGGCCGAGCACGTTGACAGCGGGCGCTACAAGATCGGCACCAAGGTCATCAAGGAGACCGCCCCCGCCACCCCCGAAGCGAAGCAATGGCAAGGCTGGGGGACTGCACTCAAACCCGCACTCGAACCGATAACGGTGGCTCGGAAGCCCTTGATTGGCACGGTAGCCGAGAACGTCCTGCAACACGGGACGGGTGCGATTAACGTGGATGGGGGAAGGGTGGGAGAACGCTGGCCCGCCAACTTCACCCACGATGGGAGCGAGGAAGCCACCGACCTGCTTGGGGCTTCGGCTCGTTTCTTCTACTGCGCCAAAGCAAGCAAAGCGGATAGGGATGAGGGGTGTGATAAATTGCAAGAGCGTTCTGCGGGAGAATGCGTGGATCGGGTTGAAGGAAGCGCAGGGATGGAAAGCCCAAGGGCAGGGGCGGGCAGGACAAGCGGATCACGCAACCACCACCCCACCGTCAAGCCCACCGACCTTATGCGATACCTCTGCCGACTTGTAACCCCGCCAAGCGGAATCGTCCTTGACCCGTTCATGGGGTCAGGCTCAACAGGCAAGGCAGCGATGATGGAAGGCTTTGCGTTTGTCGGGATAGAACGGGAAGCGGAATACATCGACATCGCCAAGGCTCGCATTCAATCCGCAGTCGGCTTGCTTTAATGTTTACCCTCACGACCGCTATCAGCCGAATCCGTCGGATGACGGCCCGGAAGAAGGTCATCCAAGGCGGAACAAGTGCGGGGAAAACCCTCGCCATCCTTGCGGTCCTAATCGACATCGCAGCCAAGAACAAGACCGAGATATCGGTAGTTTCCGAATCCATCCCCCACCTACGGAGGGGTGCAATCAAGGACTTTGCGAAGGTCATGCAATGGACGGGCCGATGGGTCGCAGACCGATGGAACAAGACCCTGCTGACCTACAACTTCGCTAACGGCTCGGTCATCGAGTTCTTTTCGGCTGATTCCGAGGCAAGGCTCCGAGGTGCAAGGAGGCAGGTCGTTTACATCAACGAGGCGAACAACATTGACTTCGAGTCCTACTATCAACTCGCCATTCGTACCAGCGAGGCCATCTACATCGACTTCAACCCGACCCACGAGTTCTGGGCGCATACCGAGGTCCTGCCCGAACAGGATGCAGAACTGGTCATCCTTACCTACAACGACAACGAGGCCCTGCCTGATACCATCAAGAGGGACATCGAACTAAACCGCACCAAAGCCGAAACGTCAGCCTATTGGGCGAACTGGTGGAAGGTCTATGGCCTCGGTCAGGTCGGGACGTTACAGGGGGCGATATACGAGGACTTCGAGGTGGTGGAGGGGATAGATGTCAGCCGAGCGAAATTCGTCGCCCTTGGGCTTGACTGGGGCTTTAGCAACGACCCTACGGCCTTGGTCGCCATCTACCGGCAAGGGGACTGCCTACTCATCCAAGAACTGCTCTACTCCACGGGCCTTA